GTTAGCAAGCACTTGCTTGGGGGGGCGGATGATTCTCCCTAGAATCGGACACAGGCGACAGTTTGACCCGGTGTTTCCAAACTTCGCCGCCCCCCCATGGCCATATCTCCCCCAAAATAATTCTGGCAAAGAGGCGATGGAGGACCTGGGTGCCGGCTTCGCCGGCGGGAGCACCCTCCCAAACATTTTCTCACCCCCTCACCCCCTCTGACCTGCATAGATATGAAATGTGACCAGCGTCACATTAGGCACAAGGGCCGTTCTGACCCCCATAAGGGTGAGAGGGCTTTTTGCGGAGCCCAGAGCGCGGCCCTGAGCCGCGTCGTCCGCAAGCGGGTCGGGTACCCGGGGTTCGTCGTATCGCGGAGGCGCGAATGAGGCATTCCCCGCAGGACGACCCGAACGAAAGGCGAATAGCAGGGAATGGCTTTATCGCGATTCCCTGCCTCGCGCGCCTACGCGCGCGGCTAAGATCTTTCTAAGATCTTCTAAGATCTCTCTATAGGGGTTCCCCCTAAAGGGGAACCCCTTCTTAGATAAAACCCTGGAGGGTTCTAAGAGAGCCTAGGGCTATTGAAGCCCTAGGCTCTAGAGGGGTTTACTAAAGGCTCTTTCTAGCTTGCGGCTATTCGCCGCAAGCATTAGCTCCCCTTATTTTCCTCGTCAAGGCTAGCGCCCCCGCGCGCTTTAAGCGCGGGAGGCGCGAATGGCGAACCGCCGTAAGTTCCGGTTCTTCGATTCCGAGGAAGCAAAAGCCGAAATCGTTCGGCTTTTCCGGGATAAGCATTACACAATCGAAGACGCCGTAAATGAGGTAGGGTATTCACGGCGCACTTATGAGAACTGGCGTCATGACGACGCCGGCTTCAAAGCCGCGATCGAGAATGCCCGGAATCTCCTGCGCGGGAAGAGTGACTATTCCCGCGCCCATACCGGCTCCTTCGATGAATTCTGCCCGAAGTATCTCGGGACGCCGCTTTACACTCATCAGCTTCAGTGGGTGGACCTTCTCGAAGGCAGACCGCCACGGAACCTGCATAAGGCGCAGACGTACGAGTACCACGGGATGACGCATTTCCTGGTGAACACTCCCCCGGAGCATGCGAAGTCTACGACGCTGACGATCAATTACCTCACGTATCTGATCTGCAAAGACCCGAACGTGCGTATCCGTGTCATCTCGAAGACGCAGACGATGGCCAAGGAGTTCATCTACGCCATTCAGCAGCGACTTACGCACCCGAAGTACCTGAAGCTCCAGACGGATTTCGCGCCTGGCGGCGGGTTCAAGGGCCAGAGCGCGGTGTGGAAGGCGGATTGCATCTACCTCGGCGCCGAGGTGCGGGACTCGGGTGAGAAGGACCCGACTCTTCAGGCCCTCGGCATCGGCGGGCACATCTATGGTGCCCGCGCGGATGTGATCATTGTCGATGACGCCGTGGTGTTGAGTAACGCCGGCGAGTATGAGAAGCAGATCCGCTGGCTCCAGCAGGAAGTTCTGACCCGCCTCGGCCCGACCGGCAGGCTGCTGGTCATCGGGACGCGGGTGGACTCCGTTGACCTCTACAAGGAGCTGCGCAACGGCGACAGGTACCCGAGCGGTACGTCTCCGTGGACGTACCTCGCGCAGCCGGCCGTGCTGGAGTTCGCGGACGAGCCCGAAGACTGGGTCACGCTGTGGCCGAAGGCGTCGATCCCCTGGGATGGCGCCAAGGACACTCCTGACGAGGACGGGCTGTACCCGCGCTGGTCTGGTCGCTACCTCTACAGCCGGCGGGGGCTGCTCGATCCGAAGACGTGGGCCATGGCCTACATGCAGGCCGACGTGAGCGAGGACAACGTCTTCTCCGCCGAGGCTGTCCGGCGGTGCGTGAACGGGATGCGGAAGATGGGTGCGCCCATGCGTCCTGGCGTGCCGGGCATGCGCCCACAGGGCATGGAGGGCTTGCACATCATCGGGTCACTGGACCCGGCGATGAGTGGTGATGGTGCGTTCGTGGTTCTCGGTTTCGACCGGGTTGACAATATGCGTTATCTTCTCGAAGCACGGGTACGTACCGCGCCCACGCCGGCGTGGGTTACCGATACCATTCATGAGCTGACGGAGAAGTGGGGCATCCATGAGTGGGTTATTGAGAAGAATGGCTACCAGGCTTCGATCACGAAGGATCTGGATCTACTGGCGTGGCTCTCAGCTCGTGGTGTCACGTTGCACCCTCACTTCACAGGCACGAACAAGACGGACCCCGATTGGGGCGTCGCTTCTATGGCTGGTCTGTTCGAGAATTCCCTCATCGAACTCCCCAGCTCGAACAACGCCGAGGCGATCAAGCAGCTCATTGAGCAGTTGATCACCTGGCGCCCCTCACGTACAGGAGACCTGTACAGGGGCAAGACCGACCTGGTGATGGCGCTGTGGTTCGCGGAGCTGCGTGCTCGCGCCCTGGTGCAGGTCAAGGCCGCTCAGCGTGCCCATATCCCGAACAGGTACCTCTCGCGCGGCGCGCGGTTCAATCAGTACGTCGTGCCGGCGGGGTGGGGCTCAGCCTGAGCGTTCGACAATTACTCGACGCACGGGCTTGCGAAGAACCTTCTCTGCGTAGTCGGCAGTCCAGCCGCTACCGTAGGTCTGACTCTCAATGCACCGTATGGCCAGGAGCCGCGTGCAGGCGTTGCCGATGAGCGTGTTCCTGACCTTGAACCCGAAGGGCTCCCAGCGGCGATACCTGGGAAGGAATTCCTCGAACGGAATGCCGGCGTAGCGCGCATACTCTTCGGCCAGCTTGTCGATGCCGTCCGCCCCGCCAGAGATGACTCGCTCTGGCGCCTGGTCGTAGCGCTCCACCTCGGCGCGCATCTCGCGTAGCGCGATCTGGCGCCAGTTCGGATTCGTGAACGTCGTGCTACCGACGATCGCGAGAATGTCACTCACTCGCCATCCTCAGGGAGCCATGCCGACAGGGGCAGCTCGCCGGCTCTCCGCAGTGCCTCGTTCAGGCTGTACGCCCGGACCTCTTGCGTCACCAGCTCCGTGGTCCAGTCGGTTCCCTCGCCGCGCATCCTGACCGAGATCTCGAAGTGGTGCCCGTAGTCGCCCATCAGTAGCCCTCGGTCCAGTCGCAGTCCAGGCAGAAGAGGATGCTGCACTCGCCCTCGGAGAGATTCTTGCTGCCGCACTCGGGGCACGCCCCTCCGGGCTTGCACCAGCAGTCATCAGCGCACATTCCCGCAGCGTACATGCCGAGAGGCGCCCCGCCCCAGCACCATGCGAGGGTTAAAGGCGGGACGCCTCCTGGCCAACCCCCAGCCATGTCGTAACCGGGGCCGGGGCGAAGCCTACCAGGGTGCCCGGGGATTGGCGCCTGTACCCCGGGCATGCGGCCGATTTCCGTGGCCAGCCACCGCGCCCGCACCATAACACACCCCTGGAAGGGGTACTCCATGCTCGGTGTCCGTACCCCGAGCGAGATCTACAACCTCTACATGGGTCTTAAGCGAAAGCACGGGCACCGGGATATCCGCTGGGCCGACGTGAAGAGTGTTCGCGATGGCCAGCTAGAGATGGTCTACCCCGATCTCGCTTCCGAGGCGTGGCCGAAGTCGGTCATCGCGAACTTCGTCAATACCGCCGCCCGTGACCTGGCGGAGCTGATGGCTCCGCTTCCGGCGTTCAATTGCACGTCCCCTTCGATGAGTTCGGAGGCGGCGCGCAAGCACGCCGACAAGAAGACCAAGATCATCAACCACTATGTTCATTCGTCTCGGCTCGCGAAGCAGGAATTGACCGCCTGCGATCAGTACAACACCTTCGGCGCGAAGGTGTACTACATTGAGCCGGACTTTAAGAACAAGCGCCCGATGATCGTTACCGAGAATCCGTTCGGCGGGTACCCGGAGTTCGACCGTTTCGACCGCCTGGTCTCCTATACGCGCAAGATGGCGAAGCGCGCCCGCGACCTGGCACTGGAATACCCGCACCTGGCCGGGCGTATCATGCCCCCAGGGCGCTATGGCGATGATCTCGTGGAGGTCATTCGCTACTGTGACAAGGATCAGGTCTCGCTCATCTTCTGCGATGAGCAGCCGGCGGTCCTCTCCAGCGTCAACCACGGCCTCGGGCGTGTCCCGATGGTCGTGGCCAGGCGTCCCGGTCTTGACGACGAGATGCATGGCCAGTATGACGACGTGATCTGGGTCCAGATCGCGCGGGACTACCTCGCAAAGCTCAATATTGAGGCGACTGAGAAGTCTATCCGCGCACCCCTGGCCCTACCGAATGACGTAGGTGACGTGGCCTATGGTCCCGACGCCACGATTCGCTCCGCGAGTCCGGAGAAGATCCGCCGTATCGGCGTCGATGTTCCGCAGAGCGCTTTCGCCGAGAACCAACTCCTCGCAAAGGAGCTGCGTGACGGCTCGCGCTACCCGGAGGGTCGCGAAGGCCAGATCGACGCCTCGGTAATCACCGGCCGTGGCGTCCAGGCCCTCATGGGCACGATCGACACGCAGATCAAGGCCGCGCAGACCGTGTTCGCGGACGCATTCACGCAGGTCATCGAACTGTGCATGATCATGGATGAGAAGTTCTGGGGCAACACCCCCAAGACGATCAATGGTCAGGCGGCCGGCGCCCCGTATCAGGTGACGTACACGCCGGCGAAGGAGATCGACGGCAACTACGACGTGGACGTGAGCTACGGCCTGATGGCCGGGCTCGACCCGAACCGCTGGCTTGTCTTCGCTCTCCAGGCCCACGGCGCCAACCTGATCTCCCGCGACACGCTGATGCGCCATCTCCCGATGGACATGGACGTGAGCGCGGAAGAGGCCCGCATCAACGTGGAGGACACGCGCAAGGCGATCATGCAGGCGGTCTTCGGGTACGCGCAGGCCATCGCCGTGGTGGCGCAGACTGGTGGTGACCCGGCTATGGTGGTCGCGAAGATTACTCAGTTCGCCAGCGACCTCCAGAAGGGGAAGACGGTTGAACAGGCCGCGACTCTTGCCTTCCCGCC